TCCTCTGCGGCTCTAACAAGAGTGCTGGACAACTTGCCCCTCCGCTATAATCTATTCTCGGTAAGTCCTCTAAGATACCTGCTTGTGCAGTAGTCGCTCCCGTTTCTATGTAGTCGGTTGCTACCAAGCCTGCCTCTAATTGAGCGTCTTGGATGTAGATGTATCCATTGGAACTACTTGGTAAATTTTCGCTATCACTTGGTTTAATTTGGAAATAACTTTTTGCACCCGATTGAGTTACGGATAATCTATACCATCCATTGCCTACACTTTCAATACTTGCATCTATATTGCTACCTCCTTGCGTTCCTATTGTTCCGTTAGTCAAATCAAACCAAGCGGAAAAACCCGAACCCGACATATTTACGAATCCAATATGGTCTAATGTTCCCGCTTTTGCATAAATACTTTGAGTGCCAACATACGAACCGCTAATGACTTGATAAAGTCCAGAATAAAGTTGGGTATTAACAACATTTAATTTCCAAGCATTACTTGAACCATCGTATCCCTCCTGACCACTTGTAACACTTGAGCCTTGAAATTGTACCCAAGTAGTATCAAACTGATTTGATTGCAGCAATAGATTCTCTCTACCCTTCTCAATTAACCCGTTCTCATCTACCCTCGTAGCAGCTAAATTGCTGCCTCGTGTAAAGGTGAAATCCCCAGTTCCATCGGTAGGCTTAACTGAATACAAAGTGCCATCCTTAGCACCGTCTGGAATCAATACTAAACTCGCATCATCGAATAAACTCATAATCTTTGTAGTGCTTTAATTTTACCATGTGTGCAAGTGCGGCTGCTAAACATCGTACCGCCGTCGGTCAATACCCTTTCCCGATAATTTAAGTACTCGCGATACGTTTCGGAGTTCGCCGTAGTTCCAACCCTATTGCTGATGTCTATCCTCATACCGTGCCGAAGTTCTTGTGTTGGTAAAGGTATAAATCGCTTCCAATGCAAACCGCCTCGAAGATATCCGTACCGCTATTGGTTACGTTGGGTAAACTGCCACCCTCTAAGTACATAACCCCTCCCGTTACCACGATCGAGTTTACGTCGTGATTGCCTCCGTTGGTTACGATGAAAACATAACGCTCTCCGTCTGCCGGGTTGGTCAAGGTTACATCCACGTCTCCACTTAAGGTAAAAGTGAAATGATGGCCCGTGCTTAAATCAACGCTAACCGCTCCCGTAACGCTTCCCGCTGCAACGGTTGTATTACGCATAAAATTCGAGCGCGTTATCTTCTTCGTAGTAGTACCATTCCAGATTGCTAACTCGTGCGTTTCCGATACCGTAGTGATCGCGTCTAATTGTGTTATTGTCTTGTCTGCCATTTCTTATATCTTAATTCGTGATGAAGCTGCCCATAATAGATTGCTTCCAGCCTCCCACAACAAATAATCTCCGTTCTCCTGGTATATTACCCTCAAGCTGATTAATTGGCTGAAGATAACCCCATCGTTGCCGTATTCCTCTATCTCGCGTGTATCTTCGATGTAGGTGTGCAGGTTAAGCAACCCCTCGTTTAAGTCAAACGTGGTGCTCTTGCTATCCTTTACCAATTGTAATACCTGCTGGCTGATCGCATACATCGGCAACTTACTTACTCCGCCTTTCCTCTGCTTGGTTACTACCCGAATATCCAAACGCGCTGGACCTCCGAAGTAGTCCTTTGTCAAGTCCTCGATGAACCTGAACCCCTCCAGTACGATGTAATTGGAAGGTGCGTTCTTAGGTACTCCGGTGTAAACTGGTACATCGCTCCCGTCGTAAGATAGATTCCCATCCAACAACTGAATCAATGCAGATAATATGCCGAGTGCTGGCTCTCTCATTAATAGATAGCTAATAGGTCGCCTGAATACGTCGTGCCTGAAGTCAAAACTTTCTTCACTGCAACGGGAATGTACTCGGGATCTCCAACGCCTTTGAAAGTAGCCGTAGTGTCGTCTGCCGTTACTACTGCAACGTCGCCCGTACCTCCTGATGCGCGAACGTAAAAGATACCTACTGGATCGGTTTGGAAGTCCGCTGCCGATACGTCGATTTCTTCTGCCGTTTGTCCTTGATAACGCTCAAAACCTCTTTGTCTTGCCATGATGTTTATTTTAGTGCTTGTTTTACTCTTTTTATGAACTCTTTGTAATTTTTCTCTAATGCTGGCCTCATAAATGGCCGTTGCTCCATGTTAACCGTTCCGAACTCCAAGTAAGTGGAATAATCCGCTCCGCTTATCACCTTGCCCGTAAACTGTCCTGCTACCGTTTCCCACCTTAGATTCCGCTTCAAGTTACCCGTATCCGTTGCTGGTGGATTATTGGGTGCGCTTGCCGTGTGCGTTCTCTTTGGTAAATATAACTCCCGCGTCTTACCACTTCCCTTCTTGCTGATGCTCTCTACGGCCGTTTTGTGGACCTCTATGGTCGTTTCCTTTATCACCTTATCAACCGCAGCTTGTCGTTGCTTAGAAGCGTTCTCAATGCGTGCCTGAAGCCCTCTTAATTGCGTCTTATCTATCTGTACCTTAATCACGTTTAATAAACATTATTAAGGTCCATACATTGCGCCTCTCATCCTTTACCAAGCTGTGCAACTCGTACACCTCTCCATCGTACTCTACTCGGTAGTGCATATCCAATCCCGGTACGTCGTCGTAATAGACTTCGCACTCATACGGTTGGCCGTTTACAATCTGGCTAACCTCCAATGCTTCGCTTCCCTTCATCGGCTGAACGTAGGCCCATGTGCTCACCTCTCCAGTCCATGATGCGGAATAACCCCCAAGCGCATCTTTCGTCTGCGTGGAAGTCTGAAACGTTACCCTATCATCCATCTTGCCTACACCCATATCCTCGTACGATAAGCGTTTAGCATCTTCTGTGCGTTGAAGTAACTCAACGTGCGCCCTTGATCGTTACTCGAACTTCTTACCTCCCACATCTCGGCTAATATGCTCAAGATAGCCTCCTGAACTGGTCCTGGACAACTCGCGCTGGTAGTGTAGATAAACTCGTAGGAATACGAATTGTCGGTGCTGAAGACTTGAGTAACACGAATGGTCGGCTCGGTGTTTCCTATTTTCCAATAGTTGGTGTTTAGGGTTAATGTCGTAGCCGTGCCTTCCTTATCTATTCTCTTAACGCTGGTGATCGTTGCTACCGGTACATGAATCAAGTCGAACTCGGTTGTATCTCCTGGTTCGCTTACGTACTGCGTAACGGTTTTGTCAATGAACGCCCGGTTGCAATAACGCTCGGCCCACTCCCTCGCAGAAGTTATCATCCGCGTTATCATCGTGTCCTCTTGCGTATTGCTTACCCGTAGATGTGCTTTGGCTTCCGATAACGTTATTGGCTCTGTACCAATGCTCGAAAAAGTGCTTTCTACTTTCATACTTACGAAGGTATTAATTGCTCTGTTGGTGGTGTTCTAATTGCATAAAAAAAGGGATGACCGCAGCCATCCCCCTGATTACAACTAATCAACCAATGCTTATTATGCAGACTCGATTGCAAGTTTGATGTTAGCAAACGTATCCACGAACCAAGCAGTTGGGTAGTAGATAGGGAATGCCAAACGCTCTTCAACAACAACTGTTACCAAGTTGTAAATAGCGTTGTCTTGGTCTTGGTCAAACAAGCGAACCGATACTCCTTCGCGTTGTGCGATTTGAGCAGCGTTAGTATCTCCAATGTAAAGCGTTCCAGCAGCAACTGAAGTTGACTGATAAACTGGAATACCTTGAAAGAATGCTGATCCACCTTCGTAGGTGATTTGGTCAAACAAGTACTGCCCGTTGCTACCTTTGTCGCTCAATGCGTCGTAGTAGTCGATTGGGTTAAGTACAATAGCGTTTGCGTTGTGCTTGTTTGCAGCTAATACACCGCGAGCAGCAATCATCGCATCCCACTTGTTTGAACCGTCTAATGCATACTTGTCATCGAATACTGTACCAGCGATGTCGGCATCTGTAAGTGCTCCTGCTGCAAGTCCAGTCAAGTTTGCTCCTGAACCAGTACCAGTCAAAAGTTGAGTATCTTCTACTTTCAACAACTCGATTACTCCGTAGGTTTGAAGGAATCCAGCCAATGCAGGAATGTCGTTTAACAACTCCTCGCTGATGCGCTTGTGATGAGCAATCTTGCGAGCAGGTGCTTCTTTCATTTCAAAGTCGTTGTCGCTTTGTGGCTTAACAACTCCTTCGCCTACTGGTGTTGGTGCTCCATCTACCGCAGTTTCTTGTGGGTAAGCGAAGATGCTTCCAGTCATTGGTACTACGCTGAACAACGAGCGAATGTTGAACGCCTCACGCTTAAGTGGAGTGATGGTGCTCAAACGAGTTGGCTCGATGAATGATACGTTGGTACCGTTAGTCAATGAAGCTGCTCCAGTCATTGTACCGGCAGCTTTCATGCTGATAGGTGCAGTAGTCTTAGCTTCGCGTGCTTGGAATGCTTTGAATGAAGCATCCTCCATCAAACGCTCTGCAAGGCCTTTTGAGTTTTTGAACTCGCCACCGTTCTCACGAAGTTTTTTCACGTCGGTTACCAAACGATCGTAGTCGTCTTGGCTGATACCGGCCATTGAGTTTACTTTCTCGGCAAGGTTGCTTAATGCTGACTTTGTTTCTTCTGCGATTCCCGCAGCAGATGTGGCCTCGTTATTGGCCTTTTCGATTTGCGCGTTGATTTCATTTTTGATCGCGCCCAATTGTTCTTTCAATTCCATTTTTTGAATCAATTATAGGTTATTCCATATGCTTAATAAATCCACCGGCTCGTTAGTCGCTTGAGTGGATTGCTCCGGCTCTGATACGCTAACAAGTGATTTCAATGCTTTCTCTATATCCGATACCTCGTGCTCAATTAGCTTGAAGGTTTCGTCGGTGTAATCGCCGTTGCGTAGTACGTTGTTTAGTTTGGATAACCGCCCTAACAACTCGCTGGCAAACTCTGCTTTCATTTCTGACTTCATCCCCACTACTGGAGTGTTCTCATTCGCTCCCCACGTTACGCTGGAATACTCCCACAACTTGACTTCCTTAATCAGTTGGTATTCCTTGTTCTCGGCCATCTCTGATTTGATAATCTCAAACCCGATGGAATGCTCCGTAATAACCCCGTCGCGATATAACTTAATGTAGTCGCCATCGCGAATATCTGATACCTTGCTATCTATCAGTAGTCCGTTCTCATCCTGGACCATCGTTAGTGGTGTACCTATCGGGTTGTATCTGTCGTGCTGGAATAAGTGCTTAATGCGTGGTCGTGGTGATTGTGGTCCGCGTTCCTGAATGGTCTTACTGAATGCGCCCTTCTCGATAATATCACCGTCTGAATCCACGTTGCCGAATGCTGAA